CCCCCCCCGTTAATAATTGTTAACATTTTATTCTTCATTATTAGACCCTCCTTTTTAAGATAATGGAACAATTAATTTATCTGGATAGCCTACTGTGAAGTCGTATTCGTCTACTTCCTCAATGGTTGCTAATGCTTCAATCGCTGCTTTGTGCCTTGCGGTTGTGTTGGCTGCTCTGTCGGCATAGCGATGGATTTGTGCTAATAAAACTTTCGCCGTCGGCACAGGCATTTCAACAAACTGCCCTAACAATTCTATCTCAATATTTTCATCACCTATTAGCTCGGCAGAGGTAACAGAGGTCATATATAACGCCCGTTGCTCTGCCGTTATCCATGCAGGGTGTTTGTTTTCGCCCATATTTACAATGAAGCTGTTAACGGCTTCCGATGTGTCATAAACAGACAAAGCATCTTGCTTCTCGGCTTTCGCATCTTCTAACGTCCTCTCAGGTGCAGGCATAAGCTGGCAGTTTATCACTTCCTCTATTGAAGCGTTTGGATTTGCTTCATAGAAGGCAACTTGTTTCGCTGTTAGTTTAAGCCAATTACGACCGCTAAGCTCGTCAAAGGATTTTACCACTTCAAAGCCATCCTTTTTTGAAAGTTCTTGCTCAAAGTCTGCTATTATTTGTCTATTCGTGTAATACATGATTATTATATTTTATTATTCATATTTTTTATATCGGAGAACCACACAGCCTTGACTACCTCTACCGCCGTCGTACGCTGCGTTGCCACCATTGGAGATTGCGACACCCCCGCCACCACCATTGCCATATCTACCAGATTGCGCATTTCCTCCGGCACGATTGGAAGTGCCATTCGCGTTGTTAGTCGTGTGCCCACCATTACCAGCACCAACACCTCCAATTGCTGCATCGAAATAACGAGAGCTGAATACCATGCCACCACCGCCACCTGATGAGCCCATTATAGTATAAAGAAGGGGGTCATCAAAAGGATATCTGCCATCTATGCCTGCGGTAGCGTGCGTGCCATTTGAGGCAGGGGCAGATTGTGGATTTTTTAACACAAATGTGCCGTTAACATTGTTGAAGGTTGAATTTATTGCTGTTGACGTAGCAACCATAATAACATAACGGCTGTTTTCCGTCACCGCATAATTTAACAAAGAGCGAATCTCACCGCCGGCACCGCCAACACCGCCACGTGAAGAAGAGCTAGTAGCCGTGCTGCGTCCGCCTGCTTCTCCTGCGCCAACGAGCCATACATCAACACTTTTACAGCCAGCGGGAGCAATCCACTCTCTGTGGGAGGTTATGAGTTCTGTTACTTCTATCAATGGTTTTTTGCCATATTGCCTACGTCTTGCTAACTTCTCCATAACGCAAATAATTAAGGCTCAATAACACGTAAAGAATACTCGCTGGCAGTCACACACATTACGCTTATTTCGGCTTCCTTGCCATTCGGAATAACGATAGATGACGTGTCATTAGTAACATAAGCTCCCGTAGTTGGAAGAGCAACGGTGCGTTGTGCACCGCTTGCTTTTATTCGCACAGTATAGGTGCGTCCTGGTACTAATGTGCCCGACAGAGAAAACGTTTGATTTGACGAAATTGTGGCAAATGTTGTCGCAACAGTCACAGGGACAGAAGCGACTGAAGTCCTCGTTTGAGTGCCTTCGCAGAAGTCTATGTAATCCCTGTATTTATTGGTAAAATCATTTGTCGATAAACCTTTGCCTGCTTCTTTGTCAACCTTGTCTGCAAGCGCATTAATCATCGTTGTTGCAAAGTTCGGGTCATTACCCAAAGCTTCGGCAAATTCTTTGAGTGTATCAAGCGAATCAGGAGAACTATCCACAAGGGCAGCAATCAAAGCATTGACTTGCGCTTCGCTTTGGAAGCCTGCATTCTGTAAAGCCTGTATTGCGGTTCTAATGTCATTATGCGCTGTGCTCAGTGTATTGTGGCTGGCTATTTTTTGGTCGACTTTACCTAAGATTATATCAGAGGCTGATGCCACGTTGGAAATACCTGCTATTTTTGCTTGTATCATGTTATCTTTAATTTAAATATTTCAAACTGTCAACTAAGTAATTTTGATATACCTCTTCGTCGGATAAACTCCGAGAATATCTCATAAAGTTGCATATCTCTCCATTCAAGAATCTAACACTATCTGAACGCCCTCCTAAAAAAGCGGTCGCCACAGATGCGGGCAATTGGGTCACATTGGATATGCTACCCACAAGTACGCCGTTTTCAAAGAACTCAATGGGACTGCCTATCACACCACTAAATCGAAAAGCGGCATGAACATACTCGTCAGTCGGCATTATCCTTTTAGGGACAAAGAAGGTGTCTTTGCCTTGCCCATAAAATGCATAAGCATAATCATTGTTGCTATTGAGATAAAAAGACGGATATGGAACCTCCGCACTCAATCTTGGGTGTGCGCCTAATGAAGCATATCTTTTAAATACAGACATTATAGTATATGCAGGTGTTATATTTCCAGCAAACGCAACTCTTGCATTACCATTAAACTGTAATGACTTTTCCGTCCAAACGGCATTCTGTAAAACGCCATCATTGTTGCCTGCTAAATCCTTCCATATAGTTGCGTCAGGGTCATATCCAGAGCCGGTATTGTTCAATGCGTCGTAATGTAAAGCCAACCCTTCAGAAATATATTGAATTGGGGCTAAAGAAAGAGGGACGGTAAAATCAATAAGACCTTGTATCATAACTATTAGTTTATAACTGTTACTATGAAATTCAAAAGTGGAGGAAGCTCTTTCGAGTGCAGGGTAAATTCTCCTGGTTCTGCTTCTGCAAAATCAAAGAATCCACAAGCCTCCATTGCGCTCCTGTCTACAAATGATTTTGGGGAAAAGATTATCACAGAATCATCGACAAAACGAGCATCAAGCACTTTGCAAGAATAAACACTCAAAGCAGAATCCTCTTCCCACAAGGATTGATTTACCACAATCTCAAAGACATCTAAATTTGTTTCGCCTGCTTCTCCAGTATCCCCTTTTTCCCCCTGAATACCTTGTTCTCCCTTCTCTCCTTGAATCCCTTGGACTCCTTGTTCGCCTTTCTCACCCTTTAATGAAGCCAGCCATTCCGATTCTGTTCCAACAAATCCGCTATCGACTGCCACTTCGTATGCCGATTTCCCTGTGACATTTGCAATTTCTTCAGGGGTCATTGTAGAGTAGTCAAGGCCGTCGCCTTTCTCTCCTTGAACACCCTGCTCTCCTTGTATGCCCTGGATTCCTTGCTCGCCTCTAAGCGACTCCAAGAAAGCCGATTCATCCCCTACATTCCCTTCATCAAGCCAAGTTTGATATGCAGACTTACCATCGCTACCGACAACCCTTCCTAAGTTGATTTCTCTCTCTGCCATAATATCATATATTTATTTTCATTATTAAGTCTTTACCATTTACCTCAAAATCAAGCTCTGTTAGTTGCTCTGGCTTAGTCATTATTAAATCACCGTCGGGGTCTACGTGAAAAGTAGGGAGTAGCACATCTCCATTTGCACGCTCGTCTGTGTTGTAGAACTCGTCTGTATCTTCATCGTATCGCCACCAAAAGCCGTCTACTATCTTATCTCGGTTATCGGATAGGTTGTTGAGTCTGTTGGTCGCTTCCTCTGTATCAACAAGTGCTTGTATTGTAGCATTCTCACGCGCTTCTTCCTGTGTAAGTCGTGTATCCTCGTTCGATACACGTGTATTTTCCGCACTATTACGTAGCTGTTCATCAACAAGGCGTGTATCTTCATTGGAGACACGAGTGTTCTCATTCGCCTGTCTTGTGCTTTCATTATCTACACGAGTTGTCTCATTGTTCTTTCGAGTTGTCTCATTTGATTCACGAGTAGCTTCAGCCTTTACCCTTGCTTCTTCTGCCGTTTTGCGTGTACTCTCATTTGATACCCTTGTTTCTTCACTACTTACACGAGTTGTCTCATTGCTCTTTCGGGTGGCTTCAGCGGAAACACGACCGCTTTCAGCAATAACACGCAAGGATTCTGCATCGGCAAGATTCTTTAACACAGCCCTTGCATCATTAGCTGCATCAATAGAAGGTTTGCCGAGAATAGAAGGGCTTGCACGATAAGCCTTTGTTCCTCTTGCAAATAATATACTATCAGTATTCTCCAAAGATGTAACTGCCGGAAGGCTGCTAATCGGACTTTTTAATATTTCGTCTGCCATATTATTCTAATGTTAGTATTTTACCTTGTTCATCTGTTATAAATCCAAACACATCATCCCATAGGGCATATACATAAATGCTACCGCCACCTTCTGCCCACGTCCACACAGGAATGGTTATGCTTAAATTGAACTTCGCTCCACAATGACCATCAGAGAACTGATATAAAGTATAAGCTGTACAATCGTTATAGTAAAAGCCTGTACGTCCTACATTGTTAAAATATAGTTCTTGTTCCCCTGTGCGCGATAAATGATGCCATAACGCAGCATGGTTTCTGAGAAACTCTGCTTTTGTTTTAGCTACCTGCCAAAGTGAAAGTGTTACCGTCTTGTGTTGTAGTCTAATTGTCGACAAGTCTACCTTTGAACCATCTGAGAAAGGATTCTTTGCTGCTGGGTATTTCAATAAATCGTCTGTGCCATTTTCCACATGGCAGCCGAAAGAACCTAAGTCTATATCGTTAATAGTCATTTGCCCCGTTAGATTTATCCCACCAATAGGAGAGAATGTTCCGGAGAATGTCGGATTATCTTCTATGAAGTCCAAAGTGAACACCGTCATGTTTCTACCTTGGTTAAAAGGGACAGGTACTTTATAGGTGCTTGTTGTATCGTACCGGTACTGAAATGTTCCAAACTCGTCCAAATCAAAGGTTCTGTATCCGTGGTTAGACACATCGGCAAACAATGCTCTGAACTGTGTCCAAAACGTATCAGCACTATTTGCTTCCATCAGGAACATCAGAGATACTTTCTTAGGCTCGGTCTTGAACTCGGTAAGGTCAGGGTCGATGCCGTCCTGTTCAGCCCAATTGCGAAACTGAACCGTTGTACGCTTTGGGTATTTGAGAACAGAGCTCAAATTATACGATACAGATGTAGTGTTCTCCCAGATAAGAGTACAGCCGTAATCCTTTATATCTTTGCTGTCTATCTTCATTATTTCATGATTAATCCGTGTGTATCAATATCTTTCAATGACTGAGCAATGTTGTTAATGCCATTCGTGTTATCTGCTATTTTTGTACTCATGGTTGATATGACCTGATTATGCCCTTCAATCTTTGCTGTAAGCTCTCTAATCGCTTTAACCTCTGCCAACTGCTGTGCGTTCACTTCTTTCATTGCACCCATAGCGTCCTTTATAAATGCCGTATCTCCACGTATGGCATCAACAGAAACTCTTTGAGCTCCTGTCTGTCCAGCTAATAAGTTGATGCTTTCTTGTGATGCTTTGCCGTATGCACCTTTTAGTGAGTTGTCGGAAGAAGTGTTAGCCCAGTCGAATGTTTCTTTTATCGCATCACGCTCCTTTGTAATGGCTTCGGCAAGTTCTTTCTTTGCTCTCTGAAGGTTGGCGTACTCAACTTCATCTATGTTGCCATCTTCATTAGCAGCAGAGAATTGGTCGTATAGTGCACGTATTTGGTCTGCATACTTATCGTTTACAAGTGAACTAAGCATTGCCCTTTGAAAGTACTTCTCGATATTGTTAGCCACATCTTCAGCTGTACTGTCAATATCCATCAGTCCGTCAATAAAGCTATCTCGGAAAGAATCAAAAGAAACTCCTGTGTTTATTTCGTCTAAGGTATCTCTAAGTCCGGATGTTGCATCTTCTGCATCCATAACAGACTCGGCGTATTTCCGCACCTCTTCAGGAAGCTTAGACCAGGAATCGTAATGATTGGTCATGAAAGTGGTCCACATATCAGCGGTCCAGTCTAATGCCTCTTTAATATCTTTTATACCCATATCAGCAAGGACATCTTTCTGCTTATTATTGATCTTGTGACCCTCAGAGCGACTGAACATGCTTTTCCCCGATTTAAGCCAGTTGCTCAAAACCTCCTGTTCATGCTTTTGCCGGCTTTCAAGCATCTTTGTTATCTGCTCTGCTTGCTTTACGGATTCACCTCCCGACATAGTAGAAAGGAGCGCCTTTTGCTTATCTATCACCTTGTCAATAGCCGATATCATCGCTTCGTAGCGTTCGATGTTCTTCTGCAACTTAGCATCATCGTTGCCATTACCAAAGATTCCAACAATGGTATTGCCAAGCCCGGCAAGCGTAGTTATCCCTCCCGTAATGGCAGACATGGGGTTTGTAAGGTCTATCTTTTCAAGCCCTGCCATCATTTGCCCTACACCATCGACAATTTTTTTTGTAGAATCAGAAACTTCCATACCGAAGTTTTCAAACATCTCGATAATCTCTCTTGCCGAGCTTGCCAATTCTCCGCCCTTTTGCCCTATCTCATTAACAGCCTTTGTCATCTTAGACAATGACTCTGCGCGGGCTTCTTCGGCTTTTCTTAATTCATCTGTGGCTTCTTTTAAGTCTTCGGCGCTTTTATAGCCTAACTTTTGAAGGTCATTTATTTTCTTTTGTGCAGCAGCAACACGTTCACTTGCTTTTCTATATTCTCCGAAGCTACTCGTTAATGTTTCTATCGGCTTACGCTCAGTAAGCTTATTGTTCATGTCTTCGATAGCATCGGCAACTATTTTGAAGTTCTCCGGCGTAAGCGCATCGCCTGCGTCTTGCAGGTGCTTCTTTAAGGTATCACGCAGCTTCTTTATTGCTTCGGTTGACTGCCTATCTAAATTACTAAAGGCAGATGACCACTCGATGTTCTTTTGAAACTCTTCCAAGTCGATAGAGGAAAGAGCTTCTTTGTATTGCCTTCGTGCTTCGGCGATGGCAGCGTTATTCTTACCGCCCTCGTTGTTGGCTGACATTACAGCGATATCGTCGTTAAACTTTTTTTCAATCGCAGCACGCTTGGTAGCGTAGTCCTGATACTTGTCCAACAGTTCACGGTAAAGAGCGGTCGTTTCTACTTTAATCCTATCATTGTTAATCTTCGTCTGATTGTCAATGATATCTTTATCCTCTCCCGATAGGACGACCGTCTTAGGTGTGAATATTCCTTTAGAGCCGCTCTTCTCCCATTCCTTGCGCTCTCTTGCTTGCTGTGCTTCAATCAGCTGCTGCTCGTGCCGCTCAATGGCAAGTTGCTCCTTCTTGTGGTTAAGCTCTATTTGCTTTAGACGTTTGTTGAAACTATCTTCTTCTAAATTAAGACGTGATTGGTCATTATCCAGCTTTGCCTGCTCTCTATCAAGGGCGGCTTTCTTTTCTGCCTTGATTAGTTCAAGGTTGGCATCAGCAATCTTTTGAGCCTCTTTCTGAGCATCCTTTGTTTGTTTATCTGCTCTGGTCACACCGCCTAACTCTTCATATTTCTTCTTGGCTGCTTCTTCAGCTTTCTTGGCCTCTTCATATTGCTGAGTAGTGAACTTGTTTTTGTCGGCTGCAATCTTAGCTAGTTCAACCTTCGCTTCTTCCCACTCCGTTTTTGCAGCCTTGTAGTCTGCGCCGTACATAGGAGCTTTGCTTTCCGCTTCGTTAAGTTTTTGCAAATCAGACTCAAGCCTTTGAATTTTCTTTAGATTCGCCTGCTCTTCTGCAATCCTTTGTGCGTCCGGAATATTAAGGGGAAAGTCGCCAGAATCTTTCTCTACGAAATTCTTTGGCTTAGATAATTCTTTATTCCTCTCCTTTAATATGGCGATCTCGTCTTCAAGAAGTTTTTTTCTAACCTCTACCGGAGTATTAGCTTCCCATTGAAGATTTGATTGCTCTTGAACATCTTTATTGATAAGCTTTAAGTCTTGACGTAAAGTGCTTATTACAAGAGCATAAGACCTTGTGTCTATACTAGGGTTTTTATCTTCAATATCTAACTTTTTCTGCTCCAGCACACGTATTCTATCTCTTATTTGTTGCGCTCTATCTTTGCTATCCTGCAACGTCTTAACTTCTGCCGCTTCGTTATATTCTTTCCACAGCCCGATGAGGTCTTTGACGTGTCCTTTCTCATCAACATATTTAGCAAAAAGCTGCGGATATTGCTCTTTAATGAGATTCATTGCCTTTAACCTTTGCGATTGAGCAGATGTTTCATCTTGCATTACCCGAATAAGTTCCTCAAGACCTTGTTTTTGCTCATCTGCCTTGCGCTTCGCTTCCTCCTGCACCTTGTTAAACCTCTTTTGTGCTCTCTCGGCAGCGGTCGTTCTGTCTGCAAATAGATATATCGCCGTTGCGGCACTAACAATTATCGTAGTGAGCAAAACATACGGGTTTTTAAGGGCAGTAGCATTGAATGCTTTCTGTGCCTTTTCCAGCAACAGCAAAGCGCGGTATTGAGATAGTTGAGCAACGGTATATCCTGATTGGGTGGCCGTCGTAAGAACTAAGGCTGCTTTGTATGTGCCATAAGCCGCAACCAGCGAGACAAGTGTTTTTCCTATCTTCTCATAGTTCTCAATAAGTGATATTGCCGCTTTATACCCACCTGCAATAAGTGATTCCTGCGATTTGCCGATCTCATTGTATGCCTCCTGTATTCCACCCTCTAATTGAGCCTGTAACCCTTCGATACCTTCTGCCTGCCTTTCTGTCATTCCATAGAACTTGCCGCCCTCAGCTGTAGCAGAGGCAAAGGCTTTGGCCACCATTTCTGAAGATATCGCTCCGCCTTCCATTTCCTTTTTAAGAGCTGCAATAGACTTTCCGGTCTTGTCAGCCATTTCTTGCAGAGGATTGAAGCCTGCATTTATCATCTGGTTAAGGTCTTGCCCCATAAGTCGACCGGTAGCCGACATCTGAGCAAATGCAAGAGAAAGAGAGTTAAATCGATCTTCATTACCCATCGATATATCGCCAATCTGCTTTATCGTTGGAATTATTTTTTCCGCCTCAATGCCGAAACCGAGTAATGTTTGAGCAGCCTTTGATACGCCATTCATAGATAGAGGACTATCTACAGCAAACTGCTTGAGCTCTGAAAGAAAGTTGGATGTCCCTTTTCCACCAAGAAGAACATCAAAGGAAGTCTCAAGCATCTGCAAATCTCCGCGAACATTGATGATGTCCTTGCTCAATTCTTTAAACTGATTAAAGATGAAGTATCCCCCCATTGCTGTACCTATGCGTCGAGCTGTATTATCAAACCCCTGCAGCACTCCTTCGGCTTGTTTCACTCCACTGTATAAACCCGAGTTGTCGATACCTGTAGCCATGTACAGCGCACCCTCTCTATTTGCAACACCCATTCGTCGTTTCTCTTAAAATATAAATTGGAAGAGGGTGGCTTGGCAATAAAAACAAGGGTGTAAGTTTCATTATCTTGAAACTTTAATTATCTTTGCCTTATGAGGCGTAGAATAATAGCATTCGGAAAGTATTACAAAGAGTTTCTTTCTACTTTGACAGATAAAGAAGCCTTGAAAATGAAATATATACTTTCGCTTCTTGAAACAGAGGACCGAATGCCGGTGAAGTTTATAAAATCTATACGCGACGGCCTGTATGAATTGCGTATGGAGTATAATAGCAATATTTATCGCATCTTTTTCATTTTCGACGAAGGTCAAATTGTTGTCTTGTTCAATGGTTTTCAGAAAAAGACACAAAAAACGCCAAAGTCAGAGATAGAAAAGGCATTAAAAATAAAGGAGGAGTATTATGAATACAAGAGACAACATGCTGACTGATATTAGTGCAGAACTCAATAATGAGTTTGGACTTCCGGGGACTCCCGAACGTGCTAAGTTTGACGAAGAAGCTCATGCTTTTTACACAGGGCAGATTTTGTTGGAAGCAAGAAGGGAAGCAAAGGTGACTCAATCGGAGCTTGCTAAAAGAATCAATAGTACAAAATCGTACATCTCGCGTATTGAAAACGGAACGGTAAATCCAAGCGTCAGCACTTTCTATCGTATGATGGAAGCCTTGGGGCTGCGAATTGAGATTGTTAAACCAATTGCTTGAAAATATGAGAGCCTGGCTATCTTCTCAGACAATCAGGCTCTTTCTCAGATTCTAAAACAAATTAACAGTATGCTTCTTAATATATAGGTCTATATATTTTTTACCTTTCTAATTTTACGAATCTCTCCGGTTTTAATATCCGGCATCTCGATATATTCCTCACCATCTATCAGGCCTCCATCCTTAGCTTCGTATAACTTATTTCGTTCGTTCATCACAAAATGATACTCCCTAAACATCCCCATTAAAAGAGCAAAGTCACTATTTAGTGTTTGCTCATGTGTGTATCCGAATGCTTCTCTTGCTGCGACAAGAACCGCAAAGCTGCTTTGCGGTTCCACGCTTCTTTGTTTTTTTGAAGGGCTATTATCTCCTCTTCCTCGAGCGGGCTCACAACTTTCAGGGCTGTGATAGAATTCATAAAAGGGTTATGATTTAGCCGAAAGAAGATGGCGTTAAGCAATATGAAGATATCCTCCCAGGTGCTGTTTGCCTTTAATACCTCCTTAAACCAATTAGGCATATCTCCCGACTTATTATGAATACCGATACAAACGATTTTAAAAAGAAGATTATCATACTTGGCCATCACCGCTTCAACATCCGGACCAAAAGAGGGCGCCCCGTCTTTCTCGACAAGCTTGTCATAGTCTGCTTTTTCAATGCTGGCAAGCAGTGGCTTTAGCTGAAACCACGTCTGTACGGTTATTGGGCGGATGATAATACGTTCGTCAAGCGCCTTGCCTTCTGGGAGAGTCGCTTTATCTTCAAAGGAGAAAGGAATCTCAATAGGGCTACTCGTTACTGTGTCGGCTTCTAACCTTAGCATTTGTTTAACACTCATGTTTTATATTAAAATATAAAGGCTCGAACAATTACGCCCGAGCCCTTACTAATAATGAATGACCTTTTTTAGTCCTCTGGTTCTACCTCTTTCACCTCACGACTCATTGCTGATAGAGGTTTGCCTGAAGCGTCTCGTACAGCCTGTTTAGTTGCACGAATAAGTAACAGGTCCGTATCCTCAACGCCTGGAGCCTGACTGAGTTTGCCAAGAATCTTACATTTTGGGAAAATATACTCGGTATACTTACCATTGTGAGGAGCGGTCTGGATTTTCAAAGACATCAAAATATTAGCGATGCCAGAAGGATCCTCCTCCCATTTTTCACCATCCAACGTTCCACCACAGAAAGCAAGCATTTCCGTTCCTTTTGGCGATGGGATTGCAAGGTCAACACTGTCTGCTTCGTCTTTCTTGTCGAAAGTCGCCCAAGGGTCTTTCTGGTTATACACTCTAAAATTGACCGACGTCGGGTCAGGAAAGTTAAAGACAACAGACCCTTCATGTATATCGGGATATTGTGTATAATTAGAAGGTGGAGCACCTCCTTCGCTTGGCTTTCCAAAGCCTACGTATGCAATATCTATTGCTAAACTTCTGTCCATAATTCAATAATTTATAATTCAGTTATTACTTCTAATCTAATATTTATACAATCAAAGCCTTCTTTGGCTTCATCAAAAGGTTCGGACCAGACGATCCGAGATTTCCAATACCTACCATGCGGCGGTACAATGTTATTAAGAGCTTCCTCGACGGCTCGTTTTACTTCTTTCATCTTTTTGATGTCAGGAGCACCATTAGGATGCTGTTTGATAAAGATATTTACATTAATCGCCGGAGCTTTATTAACGTATTCAAGTTTATTTACACCCAACTCGCGAACGGTAGTATGATTGTTCTTCTCTGCTTTAGCCGACCGCTTTTTATACAAGACAAGTCCTGTATTTGCAGCCTCTACCGCATCGTGAACAATATCTATTATATCAAACTCATCCATTATACTACTTGTTAAGCTTATCAAACAATCTTCGGCTCATTCTACGAACGAACTCTTCCATCTCTGTTGCTGCAAACGTGACAACATCCTTATTTTCGAGAGCTTCAACGGCTGCCGCATATTTCATAGCTGCTGTACCAATAAGAACATAGCCTTTGTTGTGTATTAAAGCTAATTCTTGTGCCATCTGAGCTGCTCTCATCTTACCGGTTGCCCTATCAGTTCCCCTGTTGGATGTTTGATAATCTTGATGGATTATTTTACCATCTTTTACAATCACATATCCGATAGATGAACGAAGATTACCTGTATGGTCTTGATATTGCCCCTTCTCTCTCGCAAGCTTTACAAACTCCTCACCTGCACGAAGCAGAAGGTTGTATATGCGAACCTCTGCAGGTTCAATGCCAAAACGCTGATAAAAACGCTTCACATCACCTCTATTCCACAACGGAGTAAGCATGCTCTTTTTTACCATCTATATGTAAATTACAGAGTGTGTTTGAAACTTCTCCCAGCAGATAATCCGCTCGTCTAGCCCTATGCTATCAATCTTGATATGCGTTACTCCCTTAATCGGTTTCGCTTTGGTCGAAAACTCGCCCTTTACAATCATTTCAGCGCCGTCGGCATTTCTCTTTAGCTGCTGCCCACTGTTTGACGGGAAATAACAACCTTTGATAGATTCCTCGAACAACTCCCCTGGCGCAAATACACCTTTGATGTATTCTCCGCCAATCTCGCCAGAAACGATTGCTGTGTGTGGGTATCTAACCATTACCAGAATGTTACTTTAGGTCTATTTGGCAAATTATCCTCAAGACCCAGTTCTCTACACTTCATCGTGTAAAAATCCTTTAAGTCTTTAGCCGCACTGCGAGTTATTGAAAGTTTGTTTTCCGTAAACGAGGCGGGAGCAGCCAATAGGCTGGGGATAAATTTTACGATAGCAACAACAACAAGGTTAATGTTTGACTCCACAACACTATCACCTAAATTTAGCTTATTACATAATCCTATCTCCAAAATAGCAGATTCCGATAGCTGTACGCCAAAATCAGAGAAACGCTCTTCAATAAACACCCTTACTGTTTTTGTCTCCATCTTTCTTATTCCTTTTCCTTGCCAGCCTTTTTAGCTGCTTCAGCCGCTTTCTTTTCCGCTTCAGCTTTAGCTGCTTCAGCCTGTAGTTTTTGTAGCGCTTGTTCGTCTTCGGCAAAACCTCCGGCAATAAGTTCTTTTGCTCGTGCTTCAGGAAAGTCATAAACTTGACCCTTCTCATAAGCCACCTTTGGGTTGAATTGAGAAGAAAACGGACTTAATACTATAATCCTCATAATCTGTTCTTTTATTCTATAAGATTTATAAATAGGTGAGGGAAAAATCCCCCCACCTGTTAACTTTAAGCAAGCATCGTATCTAAATCAAGAAGAACATGCTTCTGAGGAGCTATGATGTTTGGAATCCACTCACAACCATACTCCAAGTAGCGACCCTCTCTATCGCGTTCGCTCGAAATCCATTGACCACCCGAAAGCTTGCTGTAGGATTTATTTGGAACTGGGTCGGTAGCCTCGTAAGGCTGGTGCCACATCATCTTCCCAAGACTGTCAGATTGCAATAATGCAATTCGATTGTCTGCAAAGACTTTCTTTAACGAACCGTCTTCCAACTGTACATAATCTTGAACAATACGAATGTTCGGCAATCCAACACGCATCAAGACTTGATTTGCCATCTTGTCGGTCAAAAGTCCGGCTGCTGTATCAAAGTGAGCAGAGCCAAGAATCATCTTGTATGTGTCTTTGAACTCACTCGCCCCCAATATCGCATTCGTGAAAGTTGTCAAAGACATTTCCATAGTAACGAACGTACCAATGGTTGTCCCAAGCTTCGCCAGCTGCTCTTTTAGATAGGTAAGGAAGCTTGATTTATCACCAGCTACCGGAGCAATCTTATGAACCGGAAGTTCAATATCGAGCAATTCAATACCTTGTGGGTTATCTGCCAATTTCACAGAAGCCTTGCCTGTAGAAATCAAATCTCCCACAACGATATCCATACGCTTGTGAGGAGCAAGAACAACCTGACGATAATCATCAAAGACATAATCGACTATATCTTTTGCAATCCTTTTCTGGTCAGCAGGACCTGCAGCGTTATACTTATTGACAAGCTCTGCAAGGAAATCCAAGCGGTCGTTATCCAACTGATAGCGATCACCAAGAAAAGCGACCTCTCCATACCCACTACCCAAAGTAGAACGCTCGCGAAGCGGCTTGTTTGAGTTTTTACCAATCACAGAACCGGCCGTTACCCCTGTAACCGTACCTGCGTACTGTTTGAAAACACGAGCCTTTGTTTCCTCAAAAGAGAGATAACGCTGCCAGTAGATTGAATCCAGCTTGCTCTGCATCACACGGTCTATCACCGCATTGATGATATTCACGTCGTTAAATAATGTATCTAATGTCATTGCCATAATACTTACCAATAAATGTAAACACCTTCAAGATTTTCTTTGTCTTTTTCAGAGATGGGCGACTTCAACTTCGCCGTCTGAATTTCATATACCTGACCAACAGCATCAACTGCTGCACCTGGCTCCACAAGAGTTTCCGCGTAATTCAAGAAATTCGCTTTTGCCACCGGCTCTGTACCAGCAACCGACCCTGCTTCGAAAAGCACTGCTCCGAGTTCAAGAACCTCACCAAAAGCCGCCTCGACCGTTAATTCATCATGAGACGAGCTTGATTTGTCGATACCCGACACAACCGCACCACTCGCCCCTGTTCCCAAAAGAAGACCAACGGCCGCCAGAGAACCTTTTGCTATCTTAATCGTTGTACTACCTGCCGCAACCGCTTCAATGACACGCACATTACGTATAACAGTCGCTTTTCTTGTCGCCTTATCAATATAGATAGGCGCAAGCACCGGAACCTTAGAGCCTGCTACCAAATTCGATGTAACGAGATTAAAACCTCCCGTCAAACGAAAGATGGTCTCCACCCGACAATATTCAGGCAGATGAGACTTTTCCGTCATATTCCATTTAACACCTGGTGCTCCCATAAAAATTAATTTAAAAGTTTTTTTTACTCTTTATCTAACTCTGCTATCTGAGCGGCAAATGTTTCGCCATCAGACTTTACGCCCCCACCGCCTAGGTCGGGACTTCCTGTGCCTTTGAATCCAAGATTAGCCAAGTCCTGTTTCGCATCCTTAAAATATTCATCCAAGTCTGCATCTTCAGGAACGCCCATTCTCTTAGCCAAAGACTCGGGGATGCCATGCTCTTTCGCTTTTGCGCTAATTGCTGCCGCTCGTTGTTCAGCTGCGCTTTTTTGCTCAAAACCTGCGAGTTTCTCTGAAAGAGTTTTGTTGGATTCAATCAGAGCCGCTGCCCATACCGGAACATCGTCATCCTTTTTCGCACCTTCTCCCCCTTTCTCTCCCTTTATCCCTTCAAATTCTTTCTTCAGTTCCTCAAGCTGTTTCTTTAGACCCGACTTCTCGTTTCTAACAGAATCAACGTCTCCCTGAAAAACCTTCAAAAGCCCCTCAACCCCACCAACGGCGGTTTCGATATTAGCTTCGTCTGTTACGGTTTTAGATAAGTAGTCGGCTACCCCGTCAAATGCCTTGTCGCTAAACCCAAATGTTTTATACTTCGTTTTTAGAGCTACTAAGATTTTTGTTTTCATGCACTTAAATTTTAAAATTCAGTTTTTACTTAAAATATAAAGTGGTGGTAAGTTTTTCTGAGGTGTATATATTAGAACAGTTATTAATCCTTACATTTGTCGTTATGAGTAAAAAAGAATCTGATTTCATCTTGAATGATAAGCACGAGATTTTTAGTCAATATTCATCTCAGTGCGCTTTCTGCTCTAATCACAGAGGGGATTATACATGCTTAGCCTTCCCTGAAGGAATCCCAGGTGACTTGTTGGATGGAAGCAAAAAACATAATTCACCAATACCTTCACAAACAGGAGCTCTCCTGTTTCAAAAAAAAGAGGAATACAGCAATTACGACATTTGATATTTATCGCGTTTTCTCCTTGGTGTACTCTATGCCATGCTCTTTTGAAAGCCTTTTCCATAATACATGGTAATGTATAGATTCCGCCCTTTGAATTGCTGTTGCCGCATCAGTGCTATTTGTAATTATTTTATAAAACTCTTTCTGTACATTAGAATTAAACTTGTTATATTCTTCTGTAAATGTCCCTGCCAACATACCCCATCCATCAGGTGGTCTTTTCATTACATATGTATAAAGAGGGGTTACAGCTCTCACTTCTGCTAAGTCGTTGTTTATTGCGAGAGAAATATCCTCCTTGCTAAATGAACTACCAATATGCCTTACAGACTTCTCTGAAAATTTCCATCCACAAGGATGGTTATGCGTCAATACAGCATCTTTCATCTTAGGCAACTCTTCTTTAGTGAATGACACATACGAGGCACTGCCATCTTTGTTGATCAAGACATTCCCTTCTTGATCAAACACAACTGCTGTTTCGAAAGTTTTATTCATTCTGATAGCATTCTCTGTTTTGACAATTTTATCATACAAAAACGCATCCTTTTGGCGCCCTGTTTGACTACCAATAATCCCCTTTCTTATATCGCCATCTATAAAATTATCACGAACCCAAAAAGGCGGCTCAGAAGCTTTCAATATGCGCTCCTCGTTGTCTGATATATACTTTTGCATTCCAGCAGGGAGAGAGCGAATCATACGTTCCTCTGAAATCTTTCCAGTAATAAGAAACTCGGTAAACTCCTCACCTTCCAACATAACAGGCACAGCAATACACCAACACTGTGGATGCCAGCCAACGAATTTAAAGTTCTTCGGATAGCGGTCGGCAAGAGCATCACACATAGGACAAGCGCCACGATTAGCAGGAGAGCGTTTTATTTCTATTCCAACAATGAAGTCGATATTTTTCCAGCGTTCATGGTCTGCTGCACGATAAGCAGCATTGGTCTCCGTTCCGGCAAGACGCAGCGCATTTTTATAGCTGCTACGATAAACACCACGACCAGGATTATAGGCCGCCATAGGTTTAGACATTACAAGTTTCCCATCCTCGTTGCGCACCCTACGAAATCGCCTATCTGAATTTTGTAATAATTGTCGTACATCTCGACTAATCGAAGCCGCCGAGCGACCGGAAGAAACACCGGAAGATAAATAATACTCAAGATTCTGTTTTGTTCCGCCTGCGATATCCCAGACGCGATCTGATACAGTTAAACCGTCTACCTTTCTGTTGACAAACGATTGCAGCGCCCCTGCGTTACGAACGAACATACCGTTCTTTACTGTATCGGAGATTGCAAGGTCTTTAATAAACGTACTAACAAGGTCATCGGTCTTTTTGTTGCTTGCGTTCCACGCAGTAGTAATATTTGCTTCAATAGCGTGCGTAAGGTTACCGTGTAGTTCAACGAGTAATTTGTCTATCTTCTTTTCAAGAGCAGCATTATGCAACCATACATTCGTTTGACTTTGCTCCGTCCATTTAGACATAAGCAATCCAGCCTTGCGAACAAATTCATCAAAGATATATTTAATGCTTCCCTCTTGTTTGAGTAATCGCTGTATGTGCTGTTTTTCGTGAAAAGATAAATCTGACATTTTGTTACATTTCTTTATGTTTACTCAGTGAGCAACCCTCACTTTGTCAAGTAAAAACCGTTATTTTTGAACAAAACGTAATCTACAGACTAAACCCAGCCATTCCGATTTGCTGACTTCTTCCGCTCTCTTTTTGCTTGTCCTCTTCAATTTCTTCTAACTCTTCGAGAACACGCTCGCGGTTTCCTGCAAACATAATACCCTCTCTCCTTGACCATATACCGCCATCAATAGCAGCAACAGCTGTCTGTACCTTGTCATCAAGGCTGTCAATCATATAAGGCACAATCTCAACATCAACATCGATAGTTTTTGCAGGAGCGGAAAGCGTTGAACATTGAGCACCTAATGCCGAAATAATAAAGTTGACACGCCTCTGCATGAATAGCCCTATCTCTTCAGCGTGATTCTCTACTGCCATGTGTGCTCCCATAAACACATAGCGAAATGCGCTACCGGACAAAGCGTTACCCGCTCCTTTTAAATTTTCAAATGAAATTTGAGGGGTATTCGTCATAGAGTAGGCGCGGCTGAAAAGCGTCTCTAACTCCAATTTTATAGGGTCGGCTGCTTGCTGCCACGTCAAATAAGCTGCGTCTGCCCCCTCGCCCTGTAGTTGCACTACACGATTTCGAGTACTCCCGGAAAAGCCTGTCACGTCGCCAAAGAGTTTTAGTATTGGGAAGAAGTGAGAATCTATACAGTCGCCATAGCCCGAAAGAAGTTTTTCGATACGAATGCGGATAGGTCGTATAATGTCGCAATAAACATTTTTGCGATACGTATAAATAACCGGCAACTTTGGGAATCCGTGTTTTATCTTTGACTCGTTGTCGTCCTTGCCAGTGTCGATCGTATAGATAAAATCTTTCGTAAGAGTCATAAATACGGTCGTCTTAACGCCTTCTAAATCTTCCCTTTCGTATTCTCTTGAAAAAGCAACCATGTCTCCCGAATCGTCAAAGAACGGATATAGCTTATCTCCTTTGAACGGAGACCACACGACAGACCGAAGCCTATATTCAGGAATGGATTTTCCAAATATTGCCGCAACCTTTCTTTTTAAGATAGACCAGAAGCCGTCGTCTTTTACTGAGTACCAATATTCTGCAACTTCCTGCTCAGATAGCCACGAGCGCACAATCTTTTTATTCTGGTATTTTATCTTATTCTTACGAAGAACCTGCTTTAATGCCGTCAATAGAGATTCCTCGCCCTCGTCGACTGGGTCGCATTCAATCGAAGGCTCAGTTCCAACAGTAAAAGCTGTCTGAATGTTAACAATATCCTGTTCGAGAGGTATTGAAATTCTATTAGGGTCTTTAAATTCTACCTTATCACTGGTTTCAACTGTTTTTCCAGTTGCAGGGTTATGAACAGGCTTGCCTTTCTCGACCGTTACCTTAACCTTGGGGTATTTTACCGTATCAGTAATTATCTCGTGCTTGCTTGGATTCCAATCAGCGTATAGCTTCGCAACGTCCGGACGTGGCGTTCGCCTGCCCTTCTTTAGGAGGTTTATTCTTTTAGACTTATCTTCTATCGCTAAAACTTCGTCAATAGTCATACTCGGCTTGTTTTATGTTTACATTAAAATATAAGCCGGGATGTGTTATAACAAGGTAAGTCAATGCCCTATCGTCCAAATATTCCGGACAGGTCTTGGTTGACCTCTCTTTTTCCAAGAACCTCTTCAAGCACCCAGTAACGGGCAGCATCTATTGCGTGATTATACTCGTCGATAGGCTCATTTATGAAGTTGTCGTCTTTATCTTTATCCCACGTGTAATTCCTAAGTTCCTCAAGTATACTATACGAACGCTTGGTTATTTTTAGGTTTAACTCAAGCATCTTGTCTATTCCAGCCTTAACAGAACCAGGATATTTATCCACCGGCTTTATTCTTACTCCGGAGTTTCGTATCTCGCTCACAAGGCGAGGGTCTGCACTTTCACTAATAACACGATTATTTTGTTTTTTCAATTCTTTTATAATATCTCCTGTACCCATTCGGGTCTTGTAGCATCGTTCGTCCAAGTATAAATCGCTTCCATATAAGCCACAGTCTATTATTGCTGTCGGATCATTAGTAAAACCAAAGTCCATGCCAACCCCTCTCTTTGTAACCCAATCGGGTATGTCCTGTACTATTTCATACGAAGTAAATATAACCCCCTCTGCAAGCTCTGCCCACCTGCCAATAACAATATGCGCATATTTAGAATTGTTGAATTTATGTTTATCTATTGACCCGTCGCTCTTTGTCGACAAAGCGATCGACTTTTGCCTAACATCAGACGCTTCTTGAAGAAACGTTTCATTAAGGTTATCAAAGTTGTCAAAATAGGTAGTATGAATATGCAGTACGCTTGGATGTGTACTCACCTGAACATCAACACCATCCATTTCGATTATCTTATGAGTATTCTTAATATATCTCTGATAGATAAAATGATTAACATCTGGAGGATTCATTACAATGATTACACGCAATTGAATACCTTTTTTACGGATTGACAACATCAGTTTGTCGAAATCCTTTTCATCAGTCCATTCTTCAGCTTCATCACAAACGAAAGTCGTAAGTCCCTGTATAGACTTTAACTTAGCTGTTTGCTTTCCCGAGCTGGTTTTTATACCCCTAAACAGTAGTTCACTCCCAGAGTATTTGTTCACAATCTCAGTCTTTGTCACCTTGAAATGCTCCTCAGTCTCGTCAAGTTCTATTTTTTCGTTAAATTCTGGGATAACGGACAATTCTGCAGATGTCATTGTGTAGCGACAAAACAACATTTTATGTCCTTCTTCAAAAGAAAGTCGCTCTAAAAATGTAGACACATTAAATGATTTTGCGCTACCACGCCCTCCAGTTACAAGGATTATAAATTTATCTTCATTCTCATACAAAGGCTCATATACGGGCTGAACTTGAATCATTCTTTCTTATCCTTGTTGCCAAATTTCTTCAACCATTCTTGGACAGGAACAGAGCCTTTCGCCTTTATTTCAGCTTCAACCTTATTATCTTGTCTATTCTTCCAATTGTCAGGGTCACGATTGGTAAGGGCGAATATCACGGCTGCCGTATTCGGTTGATAGTGCTTATCGGTAACACCATGTTCTTTTACTCTAACAATAGGCTTGCCGCTTTCGTCCTTCTTGCCTGTATCTGCTGTAAGCGTTCTCTTTTCTTGTACAGTATAGCCTTTGATAAGCTTAACAAGCGATTTCTTTGCTTCTGCTACTATAAGGTCATTAAACTTGTACTCTGCCTTTTTAATAGACTCCGAAAACTCCGATTTTGTTGTTTTCCAAGCATGGTAAGTGCTTTCTGATATTCCTACTTCTTGACATATCTCGGCAATAGTATAGCTGTCTGCAGCGATAAGGTTGCAGATTCTTTCAACTATCTTTTTATTGTACTTTGCCATGACTGTTTATTCTTAATATATAAAACAGAAACGGCTACTCTTGAACGCAAAAAGGGCGAAACCAAACGGAATCGCCCTTTATTTGCATTAAAACGGTTAAATATATTACTCTTTCTCTAACTCAATCATAGATTCAGCTGTATAATATAATTGAAAAGTAGTCCACTAAAATAATTGAAAAGTATACCACCAGTTAAGTAAAATGTAAGAGCATCTCTAATAAAGCTCTGTATNTTACTAA